TTCTCTGGTTTTTGTATGAAAGACCTTATCCCAAAGTACACTCAAATCTTGCTTAGAGCTGGAAATGGTGAGACTGAGGATATGGCTTTTGAGACTGAAGTTGCTGATTCTGTAATTAAAACAATTATGGAGCATAATGAGACTGCTGACTGGCAAGGAGATACTGCTTCTGCTAATGTTTATATCAAAAGATATGACGGTCTTATTAAGATTATTGACGCTGCAACTGGAGTTGTTGCTGGTAATACTTCTTCTGCTACTGCAATCACTTCTGGCGCTTCTGGTAACGTAGATACTTTAGTTAGCGATATGGCTAATGCAAGACCAGCAAAAGTTAAGTCTGCTGCTAACCAAGTGTTATTCGTAGGTCAAGATACTTTTGACAAATACGTTGATACTTTAAACGCTAAAAACCTATATCACGTTAACGCTACTGACTGGGCAAACTATACAGTTTCAATACCAGGCAAGAACGTTACATTAGTAGGTGTAGCTGGATTAGACGGAACTAATAGAATGTTCTTAGGTACTCAAGAAAACTTCTTCTTAGGTTTTGATTTACAAAATGATGAAGAGGAATTTGATATGTGGTATGATAAGAAAGACGATAAGGTATATTACCGAGTTAAATTTAAAAGAGGATTACAAGTAGCATACCCAGACGAGATAGTTGAATTTACATTAGCATAATTAAAATAGAAAAAAGATTATGGCGTGTAATTTAACAACTGGTTTTTCGGTAGGGTGCAATGACTCAATCGGTGGAGTAGCTGAGTTCTGGATAGCAAATATGCCGACAGATTTTGCTGCTAATACTGATGGAAGTGGAGAGGTAACTGGACTTGTAGGAACTGGACTTGATTATCACAAGTTCGAGTGTACTTCAGCTCAAGGGGCATCTTCAGTAATGAATGACAATCCAACCGTAAACGATGCGAACGGAACAAGTTTCTTTGATCAAACTGCGACTTATATTCTCAATAAAATGGAGAAAGCTAAGCGTAATGAGGTTAAAATGATAGCAAGAGCCAAGATGAGTATTATTATCCTCGATAATAACGGCACATACTGGCTAATGGGAGCTACTAATGGAGTAAGATTAGTTAGTGGCGATAATGGAACTGGTACAGCTTTAGGAGATAGAAATGGTTATAGCCTTTCTTTCCAAGCTCAAGAATCAGACCCAATGCCGATAGTAACTGCTACTATCCCAACATCATAAGAGAATCTAACTCTAAATAGAAACAACAAGCCCACTACTTAGCGGTGGTGGGTTTTTTTTAATACAAAAATGGACATAATAGAAAAAGATACTACTAATTACGTTTATTGCAACATCTCTAACGAAGTTGAGAACACTTATTATACTATGTCTATCCAAAGTGCTGAGTACGAAGTAAACGCTACTCTTGCAGCTCCAATAGGAGTAAATAATAGGTATGTAAAGTTTACGCTAATAGAGGGAACACAAGACCTTCCTAACGCTACAATAGAACTACCTAACAATGGAGATTATCCCTATAAGATAGTAAATGCCACTACATTGGGAGGAACAGAGGGAATTGAGATACACAGAGGCATATTAAGGTTAAAACAACCACAAGAAACAGTATATTCGTACACAGACGAACAAAGCACTTATATTTATGAATAAGTTTCCAATAGTAACTGAGTTTGCTTCGCAAGAAGTACCTAAGTTTTTAGAAAAAAAGAATAAGAATATAGTTTGGTTTGGGGTAGATAATATGTACCCTTACGAGCTTATAGATTTGTACAACGATAGTAGTACACACAATGCTATTATTAATGGTAAGGTAGGCTATACGGTAGGAAATGGATTAGAGGGCGAAGATTTAGAGACTAAAAAATGGTTAAGCCAAGCTAATATAGATCAAGACTGGACTTCTTTAATGAAGAGTTTGTCATTAGATTACGAGATATTTAATGGCTATGCTATTGAAGTAATTAGAACTAAGGTAGGAAACCAATACCACCACATAGATTTTGCAAATATTAGAGTAGGATTAGATGGAAGCATACAATATGCAGACGATTGGATTACTGATAAAGGTTTAAAAAATTCTAAACCCCATATTCAATACTTAGAAAGATATAATCCAAGAGATTTAGAACAAAAAAGAGGTGTTATTTACCACGTTGATTATAGACCTAACCTTAAATACTATCCTTTACCAGTTTATGTCGGATCACTTGCAGAGATAAAAACAGACGTACAAATTGGCGATTACTGGTTAAATGAGGTAGAAAATGGATTTGTAGGTGGTACGTTAATACAGCACAACAATGGAGTGCCAGAAACTAAAGAAGAAGCAGAAACTTTCGAGAAAGCATTTCAAGAAAAGTTTGGCAAAGCTACTGGAACTAAAATAGTTCACTTATTTAGCCCAGCTAAAGACAATAGTAGTGAGATTACGAGCCTTAATGGTAATGATTTACACGAAAGATACATAGAGATGTCTAAAAGGGTTAAGGAGTCTATCTTTATTGGGCATAGAGTTACTAATCCTATATTGTTTGGAGTTAAAGAAGAAGGACAATTAGGAGCAAGAAACGAGCTTGACTTAGCTTATGAGATATTTACAAATACTTATATAGCTGAAAGACAAAATACGCTGCTTAGAACTATTAAAAAGTTAGCATTTTATGAGATACAAAGAACAGATATTGATATTATACCACTTAAACCTATTGATGCTATTGATTTAACAAGTGATATTATATTAGCTAACCTTGATAGAGAAGAGATTAGAGAGCTTATTACTGATCAAACTGGGTTAGAACTTAAAGAAGCTATTGAAGAGCCAGTAGAGATGAATGAGGATTGTGGCTGCGATAAGTTTGAAGACCCTTGCTGGGATGGATATGAAATGATAGGTATGAAAGAAAAAGACGGAAAACTTGTACCTAACTGCGTAAAAATTAAAGATGGAATGGCTAAAATTGAAAAAGATGGAAAGCCATTATTTGATACAAAAGAAGAAGCTGAAAAAGTTGCTAAGCAAATAGGGTGTGAGGGTTCACACGAACACGATATAGATGGACAGATATGGTATATGCCTTGCTCTAAACATTCTGATATAAGCGATAAAAACTTAGAGGAGTTTGAAACATATAACGATTACCCAGAAAGTGCCGTAAACAACGCTAAAAGGGCTTTAAAATGGGTAGATGAGAATGGTTGGGGGTCTTGTGGTGAGGCAACTGGCAAAAAAAGAGCCAATCAAATTGCTAAAAAACAAAATCTTTCAAGGGATACGATTGCAAGAATGGCATCTTTTAAAAGACATCAACAACATAAAGATGTACCTTACTCAGAGGGTTGTGGTGGATTGATGTGGGATGCTTGGGGTGGAACTTCTGGAATAGAGTGGGCAATAAGAAAGTTAAAACAAATAGACAAAGAAAAAATGTCTGCTTGTAGCTGCTTTTCTAAAGATGAAAATATAAGTCATTTATTTAAAGAGATAGGTGTACCTGCTAAGGATTATGATATAGTTGATAAATTTGATATTTACTTTGACGATGACGGCAGCCCTATGGAATTTGCTACTAAAGACCAAGGTTTGTTACAAAAGGTTATTAAAATGATTCAAGATAACCCTTTGATTTCTGGTGTTAGTTTGGCTCAAGCATTAAAACTTACATTTAAGCAACTAATTGATAGTATAAATATCCTTACCTCTGCTGATATAATTAATGTAGATAAGTCAGAAATAGTATTAACTGAGTTGGGTGGTAGAATAGGTAAAAATATTGATTTACCACAAATAGAAGTTAAGTATAAATATGAGCTGAGGGCTGATGCACCACCTTTAAAGCAAGATCCAGAAACTGGAGAAACAATAGGTAAAACAAGAGAATTTTGTCAAGATTTAATAGATTTAGATTTATTATATACAAAAGAAAAAATTGAGGGGATGAGAAATGAAATGGCAGAAAGTACAATAGATGAAGATGTAACGAATGTATGGTTATCCAGAGGAGGTTGGTATAGAAGAGAAAATACTACAACATCAATACCCTATTGCCGACATATATGGAAACAAGTTTTAGTTAGGAAAAAATGATTTTAATAATTAGTCCAGCATTTGCAAAAGAAAATACCGTATTACATTACAATGTAGACGATGGATATTTAAAGCCGTTAATTGATAGTATTCAAAATACTTTTATAAGACCTATATTGGGAAGTGCTTTGTTTGATGAGATACTAACTCAAATTAAAACTAATGCAGTTACTACTTTAAATGAAACGCTTATTAAAGAATATTTACGAGATGCACTTAAATGGGAGGTATGTCATAAATACACCAGAATAGGTACATACAAACTACGCAATAAAGGTGCTGGGACTAAGTCTGGAGATAACTTTACACCACTAAGCGAGGGTGAGCTTGTAACAGCTAAAAGCATATTCAAAGACAATGCAGATTTTTATCGTAGAAAATTGCAACTATATTTGAAAGAAAATGAGGATAGCTACCCACTCTATAAAACCCCACCTGCTGGATTAGATGTGGTACACCCAGAACACGACACTAAATGGAGAAGCCAATTTATACTATAAAGAAAGAGGAGAAATTAGAGAAATATGTCAAAAAGTTTAACCATAAAGAACATAAGGACAATAATGGAGGGTATAAAGTCAGAACATCCACAAATCAACACAATCCTAAAAGGTAATATTTGGGACGTAGATTTAACAAAGGATGTTACTGGAAGCTACCTTATATATGAAGTAGTCAATATTAGTCCTAACGGCTTTAACGGAATAGATTACTCTTTAGATATATTTTTATGCGATAATGTCACCGAGATAAACACAGAGTCAAACGAGGTAAGCGTACAAAATGAGTGCTGCTTAATCGCTCTGGATATTATGAGCATATTTGAGAATTATAACAAGGCAAGTTATGCCGACAAAGATTTAGCTTTAGTTTTAAATAAAAGCTGGAGCATACAACCATTTACCGAAAGATTCGATAGTCTATATAGTGGAGCAGCGATTAGTATGTCGTTAAGCTCGGCTTATGGCTACGCACGATGTAAAATACCAACATAAAAAAATGACAACAACTGAACTACAATTATCAAGAAATGGACAGAAATGCGTAACTGGAGATGTTACCTTTACTGCTAATGACAAAGTAGCATATATCGTAGTAAATGCGGATGCTACCTTTAGTAATCTAACCGACCAATCTGACAATAATATACTAACAGAAAGTGCCTTGGGTGGCGTAACGCTATCTACTGGTATGATTATATCTGCTAAAAATGGTGGTATGATTAAAAGAGTTAACGTATCGTCTGGGTCTGTATTAGCTATATTCGGATAAGTGTATAGCTACGGATACCAATACGGAAGCAAGACTAAACGGATATCGGAAGGACAACTGATATTTGAAGAATACGAGGTGCGTGTAGAAGCCGATGGTGGAGTGGTAGAAAATAGGAGTTGTGTAATTAGAGATCTAAATAAATTAATATGAGTACGATAGACAAAGCAAGTTTAATCCAAATACCAAGCGGATATAAAAACGGAAAGCTATACTCGGTAAAACCTACTCCAACGTATGGGAGTGAGTTGGTAACGAATGGTGATTTTGCAACGGATAGTGATTGGACAAAGGGGACTGGATGGTCAATAAGTGGGGGTAAAGCAAATTGCGATGGAAGTCAGACAAGTACTTCAAGCTTATATCAGAATGCGGGACTTACAATTGGTGCTAAATATAAAGTTATTGTTACTATATCTAATTATTCTGTTGGAAATATAAGGATACTGATGGGTGGAAGTACTTTTGGAGAATGGGTTAATGGTAATGGTGAAAAAACATTTATTTTAGTACAAAGCTTTGACCAAAGAATATATGTACAAGCTGATGCTAATTTTGTTGGCTCAATCGACAACGTATCAGTCAAAGAAATTACAAACATAGGCGACTTCACTTTCTCACGTTCATCAAGCGGAACGAGGGTAAATAGTGAGGGATTGATAGAGACTGCTTCAGTTTTAGGGAGTGAGGAAGTTACAAACGGAGATTTTAGTAATGGTTCAACTGATTGGAATTTAGTTGGTGATTTTGCAATAAGTGGGGGGAGTGCATCTATAACAAGTGCATCTCAATATAGTCAACTCACTAATCAACTTGGAGTAAATTACTTATTATCGGGCAAAAAATACAAACTTGAGTTTGATATTCCAACTCTTTCAATAAGCAATGCGTTTGCTTATAGGTATACGGGTGGTTCGGTTACTCCAATATCAACTTCAGATATTGTAAACGGAAAATTTACT